ACAATAAAAGCTACAAAAGACAAATACCCAAAGAGCTAATTATGTGTGAGTATTGTGGTGGCGAATGTGTTTGTAAATGATGGCAAAAGACAATTTAACCTTTTTTACATCATTAGCTGTGGTGTTTTTATTCACCATGATGCTTTGCACAGAGGCACACTCAAACACAAATACAGTAACTAGCAACACAGTAAGTGGTACAGTCACAACTGTTGACAAAACTCCACCTACGGCCTCTGCTCCACCATTTAGTGTAATGCAGAGTGACTCTTGTGCGATACCAGCATCAATAGGAATACAAAGCCAGGTGTTTGGTATAGCGACAGCAAAAACCTTTGAGGATGTTGATTGTTCCAAAAGAAAATACGCAAAGTTGCTTTATCAATTTGGCATGAAGATAGCAGCAGTCAATGTGTTATGTACTGATCCTATTGTCTTCAAATCGATGATGCGATCAGGAAGTCCCTGCCCAGCTGGTAATGGATTGATTGGCCAAGAAGCACAAGATTACTGGGATGAGTTCCCTGAAGAACGACCAGATTATGAAGAATGGAAGAAAACTAAAATTAATGTGCCAAAAGAAGAACAACCAGTAGATAATGATGCTCTTAAAAATTTTGCTCTTATGGCTCTTTCTATGCTTCTCATACTCTAACGCAGAAGAATTAAACACAGAAAATTTACTTGATGAAGCTGATACTTGGACTCAATCAGGATTAGTTAGTTCAGATACTTGTTCCTACTCAGGTGCTTTACTTCCTAGAGAAGTTTGTTTTGGTCATGCAGCTACTAGAGGAGAAGTTGATGGAGGTGGTACAATAACATCAGATCAACTTAGCTTGATTGATGATGGTGGTTTAACTATCCAAGAACTCAATCAAGGCTTTACAATAGACTATGGCTTTACAGCAGAGAGTCATCAAAGTAATAGTAATCTACCAACTTGTAGTCAAACAAATGGTGATTGCAGAGATATAATTGATTATACACTTACATTGTCTGAGCCTAGTGGCCAGATAATCAATACTTATAATCACTACATAGAATTAGATTTTACTGGTCTTAGAGATTACGAGTATTCACAAATAATAGGAGAAAATGATTACTCAGATATCCTTACTCAAGTTTCAATTTACGGAGTTGATGCTGGGTTCACAAGTGGTTACTACGGAGCAATTTTATCAGATCCATACTTGGATGTTCACTATACAACTGTCGTTTTAATAGATGAAATAATTGACATTATTGAAGATGTTGTTGACAACGCAATAATTGAAGAACTACCGGATATTATTGAGATAGAAATAGATTTACCAGAATTAGTAGAAGCTCCTATTGAGCTTGAAATAGATTTAAGCACAGACATAGAGTTACCAGAACTTGAGTTAGAAACCATTGAACAAATCGAAATTATCGAGGTTGTTGAAGTTGTTGATGCCTCGCCAACTGAGATGAATATTGAAATGGAAATCGAGATGGAGATTGAAATGGAGATAGAGCAAGAGATGGAAGCTGCGATTGAAGAAACAATCCAAGAGTCAACAGATGAACCTACTGAGCCAGAACCCAATACTGATGATGTTGAAACAACAGAACCAGAAGAAACTACAGAAGAAGAACCAGAGCCTGAACAAGAAGATCAAGAGCAAGAAGAAGAACCCAAAGAAACTTTAACTGTAGAAAAGAAACAAGAAGTAAAACAGAAGATCGTTAAAAAAATTATGAATGAAAATAAAAATAAGTCTGATCCTAGCAGTCAAGCACAGACAATGGCTTTGATGATTGTCTTAACAGATACTCAAGGGTTCAGCGAATATTTAACTCAGGAGCTTGTAGAGCCTATTGTATTTCAAGATCAATCACTTCCACTTCAAGAAATGATACCTGATCCTTACTCTGGTTTGTTTGATGCAGCACAAAACAGCATGATGAATACTTTAGTAAACTCACAGTATTAACATGGAGGCATCTTTTGGTGGACTTACTTTCAAAGGTGGAAAAATCTTTGGATTATTGGTTGCATTATCAACATTGATTGGTGGATTATACGGAGCTTTTGTTGCGTACAAGGATTACACAGATTTTAAAGAAGTAGTTTCTGCTTATGTAGCTCCGGATCTTTCAGGCTTTGATAAACGAATTGATTTGACAAAAGCTGAGATGGAAGCACAGAATGAAATACTTTCAAAGCAAGTTGAGTCTATTAAAGGTGAAGTAGAATTAATCTTACAAGAAGTAGCTTTGATTGCTTCCGTTGTGCAAGATCAAAAATCAGACCTTAAAACTTCAATTCGTGACATTCAGCAAGATGTGAGACATATCACAGGCATTGTTGACTCGGTTGAAGATAAACAAAAAGCAGACACTAGAGAGATATTTCAAGAGCTAAAACTTATGGAAGAAGAATTAGATTTACAAATTAAGAAAGCATTGGAGAACCCACTAAATAACATGGCAGTAATTAAATAATGGCTACACGAAAAGAAAAGGATCTGATTATAAAATTAGATAAAGAAATAGCACTAGTTAAGAAAGATATAACTGTGTTGCGTGAAAATCATCTAAAGCACCTTGAAGCTAAAATTATCAGAATAGATAGGGTGCTTTGGTCTGTAGGTTTTGCTGTATTTGCAAACTTAATAATCTTAGTAAGAGACTTACTATTTTAAATAACATTTGGAGTAACTTAAAAAATGTATCAAGAAGTAAAAGACAAAATCAAGCAAAGTGAAGGCTATTCTGGAACTGGGTACTTCCTAGAGTACCAAGGAGCTAATGGCGAAACTATTAAAGAAAATTTTATGACTATTGGCTATGGTCATAAGTGTGTAAATGGTGATCCTTACGAACCTGGAGTTGAATATTCAAAAGAAGTATTAGAACAACAGTTTGAAAAAGACTTTCTTGTCTATCTTCATGCAGCAGAAAGATATATCGGTGATTGTGAAGTTCCTCATACAATAAAGGATTTCATAATTGAATGTGCATATAACATTGGAGAGCCTAAATTATTTCAATTCGTCAAAATGCGTCAAGCAATGAAAGATGGAAAGTGGAAATTGATGGCCTCAGAATTAAGAAATTCAAAGCTCTATAGGACTTTGACTTCGAGATATGAACCACTTGCAAAAATGATAGAGGAGACTTGATATGTGGACGATGTTATTAAAACCCTTGATAGGTGTAGCTGGTGATGCAGTAAAAGGTTTTGTTGAAACAAAAAAAATTAAAAGCGAAACAAAAATAGCAGAAATAAAAGCTGAAAAGAAAAGATTAGAGGACATTGCTACTGGAAAAATTAAATGGGAACAAAGTGCAGTAGATCAAATGAAAGGGAGCTGGAAAGACGAATTTGTTTTATTAGCCTTAATGATACCAGCAATTTGTGTATTTATTGGGCCATTACGACCACACATAAGAGAGGGCTTCGAGGTTCTTGAGACTTTACCAGAGTATTACACCCATCTATTATATTTAGCTTGTTCTGTCAGTCTAGGTGTTAGAGTTGCACCAGGAATCAAAGGTTTACTTAAAAAGTGAGCAAAGATCCGAGACTTAAAAGAGTTGGTGTAAGTGCCTTTAACAAACCTAAAAGAACACCAAATCACCCTACTAAATCTCATGTAGTTGTTGCAAAGAGTGGAGATGAAATAAAGACAATTCGTTTCGGACAACAAGGAGTTTCTGGAGCTGGTAAAAATCCAAAGTCAGCAAAAGATAAAGCAAGAAGAAAGTCCTTTAAAGCCAGACATGCAAAGAATATTGCAAAAGGTAAAATGTCTGCTGCTTATTGGGCGAACAAAACAAAGTGGTAAAGAAAGGAAAACACTATGGCATACGGATATGGAAAGAAAATGAAGGTTATGAAACCTAAAAAGAAGAAGAAGAAAATCAAACCAAAAAAGTCAAAGAGGTACTAATGCCCTTTTCAAAATACTCACCAAAACAAAAAAAACTAGCTAGAACTGCTGCACCGAGAGACAAGATCACAGGAGCAGACTTTAAAAAACTTAAAAAAAGAAAGAAGAAAAAGTAATGGCAACTAAATCAATAAAAGCACCTAGAGGTTTTCATTGGATGAAATCAGGTTCTTCATACAAACTTATGAAGGGTGATTACAAACCTCATAAAGGAGCAGTAAAGATGGCTAAATTTACACTACAAAAAAAACACAGTAATTAAAATGGCAACAAAGAATGTACCCACTAATAAGGCTTTATATGCAAGAGTAAAAGCTGAAGCTAAGAGGAAATTTAAAGTTTACCCCTCTGCGTATGCAAATGCCTGGTTAGTTAAAACTTACAAAAAAAGAGGTGGGGGTTACAGAACCAAAAAGGCATGAGCAGAGCTAAAGGTGGATTAACGAAGTGGTTTAAAAGCAACTGGGTCGATATAGGATCACCAAAAAAAGGTGGTGGTTATGCCAAGTGTGGTAGAACTAAACAAAAGAAAGATGCAAAACGAAAGTACCCTAAGTGTGTTCCAGCATCAGTAGCTGCAAGAATGACTAAATCTCAAATAAAATCTGCTGTAAGAAGAAAGAGATCAAAGGCTCAAGGAGTTGGTGGTAAACCAACCAATGTCAAAACCTTTGCAAAAAGATAAAAAGATTGTTTTTTTAGACGATAAATCATAAAGGGGTGTCGCTAAACACCCCTTGTATGGTTATTAAAATGGAAAAAATAATGGACTAAGTTGCCTTAAAATCCAAATGTTAAGTCTTTTTCTAGGTTTGTAACTATTAATAAGTTTTCTATTAAACTCTGGAGTATCTTTAATGACACAAGTAAACATTAAGCAATCTCCTTCTCTTTAACCTTCCAAGGCTTTATAGAAGTAAAAATTATGACTCCCTTATGTTTAATTTGGTCATAATCTTTTTGAGTTAATATTAGTTGTTTCTTTTCTTTATATTTGAACTGCCAATATATCATGGTTTCTCCTTAATATTTACAATTACTAAAATATACAAAAAAAAACAAAAATTTACAACTAAAATGGGTAATCTAAAATCATTGAATTTATTGACTTTTTAGTGTCCTAAACTTATCAAACAATTTATTTACATCACTTTCATTAAAAAAAACTTGTTTCAAGAGAGGATCTTTCGGATTCTGTTCTTGTAACTTTTTTAGTTGATATTTAAAGGCTCTATAGTTTTTTACTGGAAATTTATCGTAAAAATCTTTGATGCTGTATAACTTTACTACATCTTTCATAATAATTTCTCCTGATTTGTATTTTCTGGAGATTTCCAAAAGATATTGCAAAGCCTAAACTCAGACTCACCTTTAAATCTAGGTGGAAAACTCCTTGATGTTTTTGTTAATAAAGCTGATTTTAGTTGATCGACACCTAAGAACATCTGCTCATTGTTATCTAATCTTTTTAAAATCATGCCACCTTTTTTTATGGCCCTCTCTATTTCATAGTCTTTTATGGATGCTTTGCCTTGCCATAATCGACCAATTTTTCTTGTTGGATATTTCATGTTACTAAAGATCCAAGTCTCATCTCTTGTCTATTGGTTGCATTTGCATCTAACATAAATTCAATTTTTGTTTGAACTCTCTCAAGTTCTGCATATTTATTATCCATATCTTCTTGAGCCTTTTCTAAATCTTCTCTCAAAGAAACCACAGACTCAGCAGTTCGAGCTCTAGCCTTACGATCCTCAATAGACATTTTTAGTTCATTAAATTTTAATTGAATAAAAGTTTGATCGAGTTGATGATCTAACAATCTTTCTGTTCTATCTCTATGTCTCTTAGCTGCCCTGTACTCTTTAATGGCAGTCATTTTTGCATCAGCAATTTTATTAGGATCAAAACTTTCCATCCATCCTCACTTTCTCTTTCACCATATCAAGCACCAAACATTTAATTTCTGCATTAAACTTTGGATCGTGTTCAGCTTTGACATGGTGTTCATTACAGAGGGGCCAAGTTCTCAACATAATCTTTTAGATAAAACTTTGAGCCTCCCATTTGACGAGGGAGCAGATGATGAAGTGAAGTGGCTTGTCCTCCACAATAAACACAAAAACACTCACTTGTGTCTTTTATATTGAAGAACTTTAGCCATACTTTCGTGTGATTTTTCATTCAACACCTCCAATACCTTTACATTTTTTATTTTTACTAAAGGATAATCTTTTCTATCCCATCCATGTTTATTCTTATCAAACAAATGTTTCTCAATATGTGAGATATCTATTTTTTCATCTTTCATAATTACCTCCTAAAATGGTATGTCATCAGGGATTGAGTCACCTAAAGATTTAAGCTCACTATCATTTTTAGACTCAGTTGGTTTTTCTGGTTTCCAAGTATTTACTTGTGCATACCATTTTCCAGATTTACCTTCTTTGACATCAATATTAATCCAGTCATCTTCTTTGTTTTGAAGTTGCTTCTTGTACCAATTAGTAAAATCAGCTTTCTTTATTGATATAGAGCATTTAATAAAATCTCTTTTTGGTTCTTTAGCAAAAAAACCATCAATAAATTCTTTTTCGTCACTCATTTTTTATCACCTCTCTTATTAAAGTTTTGATCGTGTCCGTCTAAATCATCCTTATCACCAGTTGGTATAAGAAATAGCTGCCTCATAAATTGTTTTAATGAGTATGATTGACTAGCACCTAATGATTGGCCACCAGTCATTTGCACAAACATATTTTTTTGTATTGGTTGTTTCCAAGTATCACCATCTTTGTGAACTAAAATAAATTCATACAAGATATGCACCCATTTTTTTACATCACCAACTACCTGGCAATCTTTCTCATTCATAAAAATGCTTAATCCATGCTTTGCACATAAAGGATTTATTGCTTTTAAAAAGCTATCTACATCAACATAGCTATAATTTTGAAACTTATTATCGCTATCCTTTTGTAATGTTTTTATGTCCGACATAATGCCATGAATTGCAGTCGCAATAGTCTTAGGACATTGTTCTATTTCATTCATTTTTTACTCCTTACAGTTTTGTTGAGTTCTTTATCTTGATCGAAGGCTGTTCTAATTAATTTAAAATATTCAAAAGCCTGATCTAATTGTTGTTTACCAAATTCTTTAATTTCAAAGTCATCACCCTTTTTAGGAAATCTTGCGACTATTGCCTTATTAATTTTTATATTCATTTCAGTTTCTATAGAATGCCGATAGGCTGAAAGCTGAACGAGGTAATCAGAATAAATGCCAGATGAACTTTTTAGATCGACTAAAATATATTCATCATTTTTTTTTACTAATAGGTCTGCTGTACCACCATAATTAAATTCTTTATTTATTAATTTTTTTTCAGAAAAAATAATTTCAAAATCACTCATTTGAAAATTCTTCCCACCAAGCTAAAAATTTATTAAAGCAATTTTTTACAGTTTCATCTTCAGGCAATTCATAATATTGATTAAGAATGTGCATCTCTGCTAACTCATGTAGTGATGTACCAACATCAGCAGCTTTACCTATTTCATCGTGATATTTTTTACCCTCTAGTCCAATTTTATTTGCCCAAATAATTAAACCTTGTGAGTTTTTAAAGCGACCAAGAATAGTCGTTACAGAAGGAATCTTTTTATTATCTATTTTATAAACTGTATGTGCCATGTTTCAAAAATGGCAAACATCCTATTTAACATTCGAAGATATGCGGGGATCTTAAAAATGTACTATGAAAATAAAATCGAATATTTGCCATATTCGACAATATAATACAATTTATTTATTTATTCTACTAAAATTGTAAAATTAAAAATATTTTTAACAAATAAAAAAACATATTTACAATAATTTATTGATTTATTAGAAATAAATATTGAATAGTAAAATAAAATTATTAATGTTGTTAAAAGATGAACACCATCATCTTGTGAATATTTGTAAGGAGTGCAAGGTCACATGGGTAGATTTCGAAGTTTCAATATGGAAAAAATTGTTGATAGTCAATGGTTTTAGAGAACCTTTGCCAAAATTGTCGAGAATTAGTAGATTCGAGAGTACAATTAAGAAAATTAGAGAAAAAAATTCTAAATTTCATACACAATTACCAGACCAATCAAAAGTTATCTCCAAGTTATATAGAGATACAAAAGAATTGCGATATCAAAAGCAGCTCCAATTTGCAGAGATACTTGAAAAATCTCAAAGAAAAATTGTTTATAGATTTTACCCCAGGTTCAGCAAGAGATATAACAATATTAAGAAAAGAAGGATGGCTTGATGACTGAAAAAATGAAACTACCATACTTTGATTTTTATTATCAAGACTTCTTAACAGGAACAGCACATTTTACTCACCAACAAAGAGGCATTTACATTACTTTAATGTGCCATGCTGGTGTTCGAAATGGTCAAGGACTGCCAAATAATTTTGAACAACTTTGCACTATAGTCAATGTTTATAGTAACGATCCAGATATGGTTGACTCTTTAAAGAGAGACATAAATACAGTATTATCAGAAAAATTTAAATTAATTGATAATAAGTGGCATAATCAAAGACAATTAGAGGATTATAAAAGAACTGTAGAAAAAATTAATCATAGAGCTGAAGCTG